CGCAAACGCGGCGCCGGTAATATTTACCCCTTGTTAGGCCCTTCATAGGGAGAATCTAATGTCACGATCACGTAGTCGCCTCGAGACTTGTAACTGGTCCTGTACTCGCGATGGCGGTATTGTAACGAATGATTATCCGTTGCAATCTGCCGGCGGTATCTGGATCGGGAACGAGTCAATAAGGTCGACGATGATCGATGAGGCTTACACGCCTAATCACCGTATCTACAATCCTATGTCGAAAGACATAGTGACTGCATCTTTGATTGATGGTGTCTCGCAAAGAGTCGCCTTCTATCAGGGTGCCGGCTCCAAAGCTGACCGAACTTACAAGTTTCGGAACAGGTTATTACGACCCAGGTCCGCCTCTGAAGGCGGTACATGGGGAATATTACCCTCCGTTGCGTCGTTCGGCATTCCTTGGACCGAGATGGTGGTTTCGTTAGCTGATCAGGTCAGTGGCCGCCTCCAGACGAAGTCACTAATACTGGTGACTTTGAAAGAGATGGCATCGACCATCCGAATGGTGAAGAATCCATTCGGGCTCCTAAAGGCCAATTGGCGGCATATCGCTCATACGCTAACTGCAAAACAGTTAGCGCGAGCGGGAGCCAATATTTGGCTTGAGGGTCAATACGGGTGGAAAGCGTCGTATAATGATCTGTCGAACTTTGCAAAAAGTGCGGCGACCTATTACGATGCTTGTACACCTATTTTTGACTCCTCAGGAGATCAGGAGGTACCCTTTCACGCTAGTGTAAGGATACCTTATTCACCTCCTGCCCCTACTACTTCTCATGCGGCTTGGAAGACCAGTGTAGACAAGCTACTCCCAGCAGTCAACAGCGCGGCCGGTTTATACCGGTTCGTCGCCGAGAGTGCGGAGGCTTGGGCACACGTTTCTTGCAGGAAAGGTCGCGCTGTTGCGCAATCGTTCCACAAAGTCAAGAAGATCTTCGAGGCTCTGGGTGCCACACCTCGTGACATCCTGCCTGTTCTCTGGGAGATCGTTCCTTATTCATTTGTTGTTGACTGGTTTATCAACACGAATGATTTGATGAGCGGTCTCTTTGTGAATGAGAGCAGGGATTATCTGACGGAGACTGTGTCCACTATTGGATACAGTACCGTGGTCCAACTCAACTATCATGCTGAGTGGATTCCCGGTGGACCGTATAACGCACCGTCCGGTTACATACCGACATCTTGCTATGCGCCTAGAGGCTTTAATGGCCAAAGCGCCAAGATATGCTCGGTACGCCGAACGCGTGGTTTTCCGGTCTCAGATAATTACATGAAGAGTAAAGGCCTATCTCTAACTCAATCGTTATCTGGCGTGTCGCTATTGATACAGCGACTTGCACGATAACAACAAAGCGAGATTGCAATCGCTTACAACCACCCTGCTGGCGGGATCACCAGCAACTCCTATCAGAAGGTGCCATAATGGCCTCAGCAACTCTCGTTCCTTACAATGCAAACGGTGCGCAGACAACTTTTACACTGGTGAGTACCAGTGAACAGAAGTCTGTTTACCGCGTTGCCTCCCTGGATCTTGCAACCCCGTACTCCCTGGAAATTCAGCGAAAGCTGACTCCCGTGGGTGCCAAGGGTAACGACGTCGTATCTGTAAAGATACAACGCGTCGAACGCAATACAGGGACAAACCTCCTGTGTGCCGGATCCGTAAAGGTGGAAATTTCCATCCCGAAGGATACGGTCGCCCTCACGAAAGCGAAATCACTCGAAATGTTGGGTGTCTTGAGCTCACTGCTCAATGACGTGTCCAACCTCGCTGCGACGTCCGTTAATCGGACCGCTCTCGTAGAGGGACGTGACCTCTAAGGTCACGGTAGGGAGTCTTCCCTACGGAGGTTTGTTGTGAACGACACACTTAACGTGATTCTGGATAAGGTCTATACCTTAATCCAAATCATAATCAATATTTGGAATGCCCTTACGGGTATTTTCAAATAACGATGCGGCGGGGATTTCATAATCCCCGTCGCTCAAGTGTGACGCGAGTTGGTTGAGGTCTATGGCATAGTGAGGAAACGCTTATGAGCGAGACCATTATGTCACTAACATCAACCTTCTACAGTGCTTTGGCGGAAGACTCAATTCGATTCTTCCCCACGTGTAGAAAATGGATTATGGATGATTTAGAATACATCCATGATCGGATTCAGCATGAAGGTGAACCCTTCGTACTGGATGTCCTCCCTTGCTTCGGAAAAGCACTGGAAACAGCGCTTATATCCGGATGCGAACTCGAGGTCTCAACGACCTTTGAGCGCGCATATGAGGGACATCTACCGAAACTCCTGTATTGGCTGACTTCGAAGTTCTTTGAAGACAGCGGATCTCTGAAAAGAGACCCTGAGAAGGACCCCTTGGCCATGTCGCTTTTGCGTACATGGACAAAGGTCTTCTCTAAGTACAGGGTACCAGCATCCGACGAGAAAGTGAATGAGGCCATCACAGGCTTCAAGTCGCGAGTAACGCGGAAGCATAATATCACCTGTAAAGGTGTTATTATGCGCCAAGCAAGGCGGATCCTAGCGGACCTGCTGATGCCTGACGGAAAACTCCATCCGTCCATAGCTCAATGGGTTGAAGAACCCTTTGGTAAGCATGGACCAGGAGCCGTTGCTGGTGGGGAGAAGGGCCGCAATAAATGGGATTTCGAACCGATAAGCTCGATCCAAGACCCTCGCATTTTCCAATGGAGGGATGAGGAATTGAGTCACTGGTACGAGATGGACGACGGAACATATGTTCCGGAAGCCAAGTTACCCATTTCTAGACTATGTGTTGTTCCCAAAGACCATAGGGGACCGCGCATAATCTGTGCGGAGCCGAAGGAGATACAATTCGCACAGCAGGGACTCGCGAGAGTCCTGTGCAACATTGTAGCCTCGGATCCGATTGCGAGTCGTCACATACATTTTCGTGATCAAAGGCCTAACTTCCGTTTGTCGCGCTACTACAAAAGAGTAGCTACGGTAGACCTTAGTGACGCCTCAGATCATGTGAGTATGGCTCTGATGAGAGCTATATTCCCACGAGAAGTATGTGACATCTTGTCGCGCGTTCGTAGCATTCTAGTACGCGATCCGGATGAAGAACTCACCCGTGTGTACTGCTACGCAACAATGGGTTCAGCCCTCTGCTTCCCTGTCGAGACACTCGTGTTCTGGGCAATTGCTCAGGCATGTGTTCCCGACAACGTAAAGGAAGCAGCAGACGTCTTGGTATTCGGGGACGATATTATAGTCCCATTAGAGTACCTAGATCGTGTGTGCGACAGCCTACAGCAGTGTGATTTGATCATTAACCGTAAGAAAACATGTGGCCCATGCACTCCTGTTAGGGAGAGCTGTGGCTCATGGTTTTGGTTCGGGAAAGATGCACGTTGCGTGCAGATCAAATCATTTCCTACTGCGAAAGGAGACTACGCTCCATGGTGCGCGTGTATCGAGTATGCGAAAGACCTTTATAACAAAGGCTTTCAAAACTCGGCGCAAGCCATTCTTGATATCTGTAATGGCATTCTGCAAGTCCCTTATGGCTACAATGGTATCCCACCTATGTGGGATGAAGACCAGGAAGCCGTAAGGATGAGCTTAAAGCTTGCTGGGATGTATCGGTATAACCGAAATCTCCAGCGCACAGAGATCAGGATTCCCTCCTTCGTTGCGGCGGGGGGTAAGGACACCGTTCCTGGCTACGCAGGCCTTTATGCCTGGCTCGTAGGGAACGACACGCATCCCGTTTTCCCCGGTTCATCTGAAAAGGTGAAATGGGAATGGACAGAGCTGCGCAGTTCGGGGGTGTAATTCCCCCTTCGGCGCTTTGGCGCTCTGGGAGGGCC